AGCAAAAAATGGCAGACACTTGGGCAGTAGTAAACGGGGCAGTGCAAAGTGCAGCACCTAAAATAAGTAATGCAGTAAATAATCTACCTAAACAATTAAGTAGTAAAATTCCAGCTGGCACTATTGCAACCGTTGGCAATGCTATAGGACAAGTTGATGCAAAATTAGCAAAGGCTGCTGCGGCATTACAGGTTCCGCCTGTTACTAACCCAACTGCCTATATAGAAGGCATAGGTTGGGGAACTGGTCAACCAAGCAGCACTGCCGCTGCTGCTGCTAAAGCCAGCCCTGCTGCTTCGAATGCAAATACAAACACATATGCTGGAACAGCGCCTGCTAACAATGTGGAAAAGGTGAGAACAACAATTTTAGACCCAACTAAAGGTGAAGTAAATTTAATTGTAGATAGTTTTTTACAAGGTTTAGCCGGTGGATTAAGTAGTATTTTAGGACAAGGATTGAATAATTTTCTTGGCAGTTTACCCGGAACAGTCCAGCAATTATTAAGTAGTACTGGCTTAACTGGAGCATTAGGAAGTGCATTATCTAATTTTGATTCTGCTCTTGGAAATGCACTCGGCGGTATGAGCAATGCTTTAGGTAATATGGCTGGTAAAATTGCAGGAGATTTTGGAAAAGTAATTGGAAACATTCCGGGAGTAGGACCAGTTTTTCAAGGTTTAACAAAAGGAATAGGAAGTTTTAGTAAAAATTTGTCTGATGCAGTAAATGGTCTTCCTAGCGATCTACAAACAGCAATTTCTGCTGCTTCTGCACAAGTGGGTGCAAATTTAATCGGAAAAGCATTCAAAAAACCAAATATTGTAAAAGATGTAGGCATACAAGTAGCACGTAAAATTGCTTTTAAAGACAATCCTGCAAAACAATTAATAGATATAGCTAATTCTGCTAACAGCATGAATTTAAAAACATTTAAAACAACAGGAGATAAAATATTTTCTCAAGTTGGACAAGCTGCAAAAAAAGCAGCAAAAAAATTTAGTACAAAATTATTCAAAAAAAATCCTTGGTATTTAAGATTTAGCCAACTTCCAATAGATCCTGTTGTAACAAAAGTTGAAAATGGAAAATTGTATACTGCAAAAGAAAGACGTGCAATTTTTGGAGAAAAGAACAGTCCTGCAAAAGAATATCAACGTGCATATGATTTGGTTTTAAACGACGAACAAGTAACACAAATTAAAAATGATGAAATGCCGGTAGAAGTTACAATTGCTATATCAGAACTTACTGAAAAAGAACAAGACGATTTAATTCAAGAAAAAATTCCTGTAACACTAGAAAAAGAAATTAGAAAAGTCGAAACTGAAAAAAATATTAAACAAGAAACTATTGCGCCTGTGTTAGGTAAAGCAGTGCAGAAATATAGAAACAACCTACGTACAAGTCTTGAACCACTTGTACCAAATGATTTAACTTTAGATGGTAAAATAAAATCCTTTGGTTTTACTAGAGTGTTAGGTAAACAACCTGTATTAGTTCCAAAACAAGTAAAAGATTTTACAAGTCCATTATTACCGAAAAATCAAATTGGATTTATTTCTAGGAAAGCAAATAGATTAGGTTAAATACAGTATGGCTACAAATGAAAAACCACTTTACAAAAACATAACAGTATCTTCGCCTACCACCGAAGAACCTGTTACCTCAAAGCAATATAGAGGCATAAGCACTGTAGCCAATCCACGTGGATTTAATCTTTATGATTTGGATATTATCAAACAAGATATTATTAATCATTTTCATATCCGCAAAGGAGAAAAATTAGAAAATCCACAATTTGGCACAATTATTTGGGATCTTTTATTTGAACCTTTTACCGAAGATTTAAAAGAAGTAGTGGTAAAAGATATTACTGAAATTGTAAATTACGATCCTCGTGTAAGCGTTCAATTTGTTACAGTTGACACATACGAAAGTGGACTACAAATTGATTGTAGTTTGACATATATTCCATACAGTATTACCGAAACATTACGTATAAAATTTGATCAAAACAACGGTCTTATTTAAACTGCGCATATTATTACTTCAGGTAAATACACTATAAAGCGAGGAATGGCATATGTCAACAACAGATAGACAAAATAGACTTCTTTTGGCCGAAGACTGGAAAACAATCTATCAAAGTTTCAAATACGCAGATTTTCAAAGTTACGACTTTGACAATTTACGTAGAACTATGATTTCATATATTAGAGAAAATTATCCAGAAGATTTTAATGATTACATTGAAAGCAGTGAATATCTTGCACTGATTGATCTTATTGCTTTCTTGGGTCAGAACCTTGCTTTCCGCACAGACTTAAATGCTAGAGAAAACTTTATTGAAACTGCAGAACGCAGAGAAAGTATTTTAAGACTTGCTCGTTTGATTAGCTATAATGTTAATAGAAATACAGCAGCAAATGGCTTGTTAAAAATCGAAAGTATAAGTTCTACTGAAGATATTTTTGATAGTAACAACAACAATTTAAGTGGACAAACAATTCAATGGAATGATGCTACAAATAATGACTGGTATGAACAATTTGTAAAAATTTTAAATGCAGCACTGCCTGCTAATTCTAGATTTGGTCGTCCTGTCAAAAAAAGCACTGTGAATGGTATCGTAACAGAACAGTATCGTTTTAACAGTGTTAATACTGATGTTCCTGTCTATAGTTTTACAAAGACAGTTGATAATAAAAGTCGAAAATTTGAAATAACAAGTGTAGGCATTGACACTGAAGAAAATTATCTTTACGAAGAAGAACCATTTCCAGGTAATAAACTAGCATTTTTATATAGAGACAATGGTCAAGGCGCAGGCAGTTCAAACAGCGGTTTCTTTTTCCATTTTAGACAAGGTATTTTAAACAATAATGTGTTCTCTATTACCAATCCAGTGCCAAATACTACAGTAAACATTGACACTGATAATATCAACGATACAGATGTTTGGTTATATAAATTAGACAGTAATGGTAATGAGCAAGATCTTTGGACTAAAGTAAGCAGTATAGAAGGTAATAATATTGTTTACAATAGTTTAGAAAAAGGCGTGCGAGATATATACGGAGTTTTAAGCCGTATTAATGATAGAATAAGTTTAATTTTCAGTGATGGAGTTTTTGGAACTTTACCTAAAGGCAATTTCAAGGTATATTATAGGACAAGTTCAAATGAGCAATACAAAATCAATCCTAGCGACCTAATTGGTATACAAATTCAAATTCCATATTTGAGTAAAAATGGAACTAGTGAAACATTAAATTTGGTGCTAGAATTAAAAACACCTGTGGCAAATGCAGACATTAGCGAATCTAACGAGAGTATTAAAACTAATGCTCCTAGCACATATTACACACAAAATAGATTAATTACAGCTGAAGATTATAATATTGGACCATTGGGTGTAAGTCAGCAAATTATTAAAACAAAAAGCATAAACAGAACTAGTAGTGGAATTAGTCGTTATTATGATTTGAGAGATGCAACTGGAAAATACAGTAATACCCTAATGTTTGGCGATGACGGAAGTGTTTTTGAAGAAACTCTTGCAAAAAAATTCAGTTTTGATTTTTCAAATAGAACTGATATTGAAGCTGTAATCAATAGTCAAGTGACTGAAATAATTAGACATACACAAACAAAGAATTTTTATTACAAAAATTTTGATCGCAATCAAAGTATACAAGATTTAAATTATATTTGGAATCCAAGTACAAATGATACAAACCAAAGTTCTGGCATTTTTCAAGATCAATTTGAGATACCAGTTGCTGTAAGTTCTTTCACAGCAAGTTCTATGCGTTTTGTTGCACCAGGCAGTTTAGTAAAATTTGTTGCACCTAGCGGCTCATATTATGATAAAGATAATGTTATCAAAGTAGGCACTCCTAACACATTAGGAGATAAAGAATATATATGGACAAAAGTTGTAAGTGTATTTGAAAACGGTACTATTCAAGATATAGATAGTGATTTAGGACCAATCCTTTTAAATGATAATATTCCTAGTGGATCTATATTGAGTGAAATAATACCAGTTTTGAATTTACAAATTGTTGACGATACTTTGTCTCAAATGGTAGAACAAATTTTTTCATACAAAACATTTGGTTTGAGATATGATACAGAAACATTAAATTGGAAAGTAATCACAAATACAAATTTAGACACAGTAAATAGTTTTAGCACTGGTAAGACTGGAGACGCTACGGGTTCAAATCAAGATAGTAGTTGGATATTTTTATTTGAAACAAATGGCGAAACCTATACAGTTACACATAGAGGTTTAAGATACGTGTTTGAAAGCGATGAACAAATACGTTTTTACTTTGATGGCAACGATAGAATTTATGATAGTAAAACTGGAAAAATCATCACAGATACAATAGATGTTTTAAGTGTAAACACCAAACCAGACAATATTGAAAATTTTACAAAAGATTGGAAATGGGAAATTATTTCATCTTATAGAAATGAAGCAGGATATGTTGACAGCAAAAAAATCGAAATAGGTTTTTTTGATTCAGACAGTGACGGAATAATCGACGATCCAGATTTATTTTCTCAAATTGTTGCTCCTAATAATTTACCTGACACCAAGTATATTTTTTCTAAAAAAATTATTCAAAATAATATAGAAACTTACGAATATGCTGACGCTGAAGAAAACAATATAATTGTTAAAACCACAGAAGCTGCTGTAGGAGCATTTAGTAATTACAACGGTAATGAAATTTTTTATATCAGCAGTACAGATGTATTTAAAAAGTTTAATAACACACAAACGGCTCTTGAATTAGATGTAAACTGGAGAGCATATGTAGGCAGAGATAAATTGAGATTTAATTATAGACATGCAGCAGCGGAAAATCGCAGAATTGATCCCAGTAGCAGTAATATCATAGATTTATATTTGCTTACTAAAACATATGATTTAGAATATAGAAAATATCTCAAAGGTGATTTAGATATTTTGCCGTTGCCGCCTAGTAGCGATGCTTTATTTTTAAGTTATGGAAGTGATATTAAAAAAATTAAAAGTATATCTGATGAAATAATATATCATCCAGTAAAATACAAACCATTGTTTGGCAATTTAGCTGACGAAGATTTACAAGCTACAATTAAAATTGTTAAAAATAATTCACGTGTTATCAACGATAACGATATTAAATCTCGTGTAATAGATAGCATGAATGAATTTTTTGCTTTAGAAAATTGGGATTTTGGCGAAACATTTTACTTCAGTGAACTTGCAGCATACATAATGAAACAAGTAGCACCTGATGTAGCAAGTATTGTTTTAGTACCAAATAGTGAAACACAAGTTTTTGGCAGTTTATATGAAATTGTTTGTGAAAATGATGAAATATTTGTAAATGCAGCTACAGTTGCAAATGTAGAGGTTATTGACAGCATTACAGCAGCAAGACTCAAAGCAACTGGTAATGTAATTACAAGTGACGAAGTTTTAAACACCGGAATACAAAGTTCTACAACTAATACTTACATTATTACTGAAGGAAATGAATAATAATGGCATACGATAAAAATCAAAATGAATATCCTGTTCCTAATAGAGACGATAACAAAAGAACAAATTCTTCTTTGTTGCCAAGATATTTTAGAACTGATGCTAATAAAAAATTCGTAGAAAGCACATTAGATCAACTTACCTCACCTGGTGTAGTTGAAAAAATTAATGGGTTTGTAGGACGTAGAGAATCTAAAGCTGTTACAATAAACGATTCATTTATTCCTGATGTTTCAAAAGATAGAGAAAATTATCAATTTGAACCATATACAATAATTGAGGACGAACTCGGAAATGTTACTTACGATGCTGATTATTTAGACTTATTAGGACAAATAAAAGCATTTGGTGGAAATGTTGAAAATCATGATAAAACATTTTCTCAAGAATTTTATGCTTGGAATCCTCACATTGATTTTGATAAATTTACAAACTTTAGAGAATATTATTGGTTACCAAATGGGCCTCAAGAAGTACCTATAAAAGGACAAAGTCAAGATGTTGTCAGTACATACATGGTAACACTTGTTGAGGACGATGACAATCAAGCATTTGTTTTCTCGCCAGACGGCATTACAAGAAACCCTGTATTGAAGTTATTTAGAGGTCAAAAATATCGTTTTGTTATAGACACACCCGGACACCCTTTTGGAATAGCATTAAGTAGATTGAAAAAAATTCCATATTCTGATAGCACAGGTTATGTGGAAAATTTATATCTAGATGGTGTGAATATTATTGAAGAATACAATGATACAGTTATAAATAGATCTGATTTAGTCGATGAAGGATTTTTAGAAAAGGGTGTTTTAGAATTTACAGTACCTACCTATGCTCCAAATAATTTGTATTATATAAGTCAAAATGATATCGATGTAAGTGGCAATCTAAACATTTTTGATATTGAAGATAATACATCAATTGACGTTGAAAAAGAAATTATTGGAAAAGTATATTATACAACATCAGATGGATGGGATCTTTCAAATGGCATGAAAGTTTATTTTCAAGGAAATGTAACGCCAGAAAAATATGCCGAAGGATTGTATTATGTAGAAGGAGTTGGCGAATCTATACAACTTGTGCCTGCAAATAATCTACAAGTTCCAGCTATTTTTACCCAAGACACACAAGTTCCTTTTGATGTAAATGGTTTTGATAGAGTTCCATTTGGAGATGCAAAAAGTTTTGCTGGAACTAAAGACTACATTTGTATTAATAGGAAAGATTCAAGTCGAAATCCTTGGTCTAGATATAATAGATGGACACATAGAACTGTTATTGAAAAATCTGCAGAAATCAATAACCAGCCAATAGAAATTTTTCAAGAATTAAGAGCACGTAGGCCTATTATTGAATTTGAAGCCAATTTACGATTATTTAATCATGGCAATGAGTCTAAACAAGATGTAGACCTAGTTGATACTTTTACCAAAGATGTTTTTAGTACAATCGAAGGCAATATTGGATATAATGTAGACGGTGTTGATTTAGTAGAAGGTATGCGAGTATTATTCACTGCCGATCCTGACACTCTTGTAAATGGAAAAATATTTGAAGTAAAATTTATTAGGCATAATAACAGAACCCAAATAAGTTTGATAGAAACAGAAGATACTTTACCTGTGCAAAATCAAACTATATTAATTAGAGACGGAGCCGAAAACGCTGGTAGAATGTACTGGTATAATGGTTTAGAGTGGAAACTAGCACAAGATAAAACAGGAATTAATCAAAGTCCAAAGTTTGATCTTTTTGATGAAAATTCAAATAGTATTGGCAATAGTGATGTTTATGACAGTACAGAATTTACAGGTAACAGAATTTTTAATTATCGCATCGGTGAAGGTACAAATGACGACGAGTTAGGATTTCCTTTAACATACAAAAATTTTGTTAATATTGGAGATATTGTTTTTGATTTTCCTTTATTGAATGAAAATTACAATTATAAAGTTAATGGAGTATTTGAAAATATTAAAAGTGATGTATTATATTTGCAAAAATATCAAAATAATACAATTACATATGAAAATGCTTGGAAAAAATCAAATACAAAAAGTAGACAATATGTAGTAAGGAAATTTACTGGTGAGGATCTTATCAATAATTTTCCTATCGATGTTTACGATAATAGTGCTGAATTAAATGATTTAATAGTTCAAGTATTTGTCAATAATCAGTTTAAATATGAAAACATCGACTATAGTTTTGTAAGTGAAAATAAAATTAGAAAAATTGTTTTTAATAATGATTTAAAATTTACTGATATTGTAGTTGTAAAAACTTATTCAAACGCAAATAAAAATACAAACGGTTATTACGAAATACCACATAATTTAGAACGCAATCCTTTAAATGATAATGTTATTGAATTTACATTAGGCGAGGTAAATGACCATGTCGAAGGCATTGTTGCTGAAATTGTTAGTTCAAAACAAAAAGATTTTGAAGGTGCACAACCTGGTGTTGGTAACTTACGTGATTTAGGAATACTTACACAGTTTGGACGTAAATTTGTGCAACATTCTGGTCCTTTAAATATTCCAATGTACAATCTTGTTTCTAAAAAAGCAAATGTTGTAAAATCAATTCGTTACGCATCAAATGAATATCAAAAATTTAAAAGAAGATTTATTCAACTTGCAACTGATAATACATTTAATGGTACTGTAAAACAACACGTAGATTTTATTTTCAATTTATTAAATGAAGATAAAACTGAAAATATGAATTTTTATAGCACCGATATGGCAGGCACAGGCGGTAGTGTAGAAATTGAATATGAAGTTTTAGATAATAGATTAAAAGTTTATGCATTAAACAATATTTTTTCTAAAACCGCTATTAGTAATAAAGCTGTGTATGTTTACATTAATGATCAACAATTGTTACATGATTATGATTATGAATTTACTGAATCTGGATTTGTTGAAATTAAAAAAGATTTGAACAATGGAGATATCATTAAAATTAATGAATACACAAATACCGAAGGTAGTTTTATTCCACCTACGCCGACGAAAATTGGTTTGTATCCTGCATTTAAGCCAGAAATATTCTATGATAACACTTATCAAACAGACTATGATGAAAATGGTGAAATTATTGATAATACTGGTCCTACTAACGTTATCAGAGGCCATGACGGAAGCATAATTGTTGCGTTTAATGATTATAGAGATGATTTAATATTAGAATTAGAAAAAAGAATCTATAATAATTTAAAAACTATTTATAATACTGATATTTTTGATATACATGATATTGTAGGAGGTTATAGTAGGAATACTGATGTAACAAAACAACATATTGATAACATATTGATAAGTGACTTTGTAAAATGGCTCGATATTGCAAAAATAAATGATTATACCCAAAACAGTTATACAACTAGTGGTAATACCTTTACGTATAATTATAGTTTAAGCACAAATGCAAAAAATCAAACTCTTCCGGGATTTTGGAGAGGTGTTTATATTCAAGCATATGACACTGATCGTCCACATACACATCCGTGGGAAATGCTAGGATTTACCAGTGAGCCTATATGGTGGCAAGAAGTTTATGGACCTGCTCCTTACACAAGTAACAATTTAATACTTTGGACAGATTTGCAAAATGGAACTGTTAGAGAACCTGGCAAACCTATAAAAGTAAGATCTAAATATGTAAGAACAGATTTATTAAATCATATTCCAGTAAATGAAAACGGACAATTGCTTTCTCCTCTAGAAAGCGGATATGCGAAAAATTTTAATTTTGCAAGGCAAAATAATTTATCATATAAATTTGGAGATCATGCGCCTGTAGAAACAGCATGGAGACGCAGCAGTGATTTTCCATTTAGTCTGGTAGTTGCAATGGTTTTATTAAGACCTGCACATACAATGGGTATTGGCTTTGATAGATCAAGGATAAAAAGAGATAAAGTTGGAAATCTAGTTTATTCAAATACCAATCGTAGAATACGGTTAAATGAAATAGTTTTCCCTCAAGATGATAGTAATATTACAGGTGGCTTTTTAAACTATATTAGTAATTATATTAACACCGATACAGAATTTACTTATAATCAATATATAGAAAATATAAAAAATATCAAAAACAAATTAGGTTTTAAGTTAGCAGGATTTGCTAATAAAGAAAAACTAAAATTAGTTTTAGATAGTAAAACTCCTTTAAATCAAGGAAATGTATTTGTTCCATTTGAAAATTATAACATTTTCTTAAGATCTTCGTCACCACAAACTGTTGTGACTTATAGTGGCGTAATTATAGAAAAAACATCACTAGGATACAAAATTAATGGATATGATAAAGAGCAACCATATTTTGAATACAATCCAGTACAAGAATTAGCAAAAGATCCATTTATTGTAGTAGGAGGCATTAGCGAAAGTTTTATTAATTGGACTGAAAATAAAACTTTAATAGCAGGAAAAATTGTAAAATTTAATGATGTATATTATAGAGTAAATGTTAATCATACAACAACAGCAGATTTTGAAGCAGAAAAATTTACTAGATTATCAAGTTTGCCTCAAATTGGAGGCGTAGGAGCATATTTTAGGAAAAAATTTAGCAGCAAAGTTAGTAAATTAAATTACGGAACAATATTACCTCAAGTACAAGATGTTGTAGATTTTATTCTTGGTTATGAAAATCAACTTTTGAATTTAGGATTTGAGTTTAATTTTTTCAACAAACAAACTGAAGCCATAGAAAATTGGAAACTTGCAGCCAAAGAGTTTTTATTTTGGACAACACAAAATTGGGCAACTACTAGTATTTTGACTTTAAGTCCTAGTGCAAATAATCTACAATTTAGTAATGAATATTATATTGTTGATAATATTTTTAATAGTTTTTATGATTATCCTATTTTAAATGAAAATGGCCAAAAAATTAATAATAATTTTTTCAATGTATTTAGAAACAAATCTAATACATTTAATTTAAATTCTAATGATAATGGCATTTACATGATTAAATTGCCATTGATACAGAAAGAACATCTTGTATTTGTAGATAATACAACTGTATTTAATGATACATTGTATAGTCCAAGTACAGGTTATAGACAAGACAGATTAAAAGTTGTGGGTTATAGGACCGATGATTGGAATGGTGGATTTAACATTCCTGGGTTTATATATGATGATGCAAAAGTAGAAGAATGGGTTTCTTACAAAGATTACAAAATTGGCGAACTGGTTAAATTCAAAGAATTTTATTATTCGGCAAATATATCGCATAGTGGAACTGAAAATTTCAATTACAATTTTTGGAGTCAATTGGATAAAAAACCACAAAGTGAATTATTAGCTAACTGGGAATATAGAACAAATCAATTTGCAGATTTTTATGATTTAGATAGTGATAATTTTGATAGCGAACAACAACGTTTAGCACAGCACTTAATTGGATATCAAAAACGTAATTATTTGTCAAATATAATACAAGATGATATAAGCCAGTATAAATTCTACCAAGGATTTATTCAAGATAAAGGAACGTCAAATAGTGTTACAAAATTGTTTGATAAACTAGGAAGTGCTAACCAAGATAGTATAGAATTATACGAAGAATGGGCAATAAGAGTAGGACAATATGGTGCTACTAAAAGTTTTGACGAAGTAGAATTCAAACTAGATGAAAAACAATTTAGAATTGAACCACAACTTGTTGAACTAGTAAATCAAATCGATAATAGTCGCACAGATTTAATTTACCAATATCCTCGTAAAGATGTTTATATTGCACCTGCAAATTATGATGATGGTGTTTTGCCAGTTTATAATTCAGTGCAAGAATATACCAAAACAGGTGGCTATGTGAAATTAGATCAGATTAATTTTATAGCAAAAAAACAAATTGATATTTTAAATTTAGATATAAACAGTGTTGACATTGGAAATTATATATGGGTACCCCAAGAAGGTGTAAGTTGGAATGTTTACAAGCATGTAGTTTCTAAAATAAATGTTACTAGTATTGAAAAAACTGATTTAGGGTTTAGAGTGTATTTTGATAAGCCTGTTGATTTTACTGAAGACACAATAATTGGAATAAACAATGTAAATGACGAAGTTAATGGTTTTTGGCTAACAACAAATATACAACCAAATGTTATTAGAGGCGAAGACTCTTCAAAAATATTTCCTAACATTGAAATAGAAACTGATAATCCCATAAGTGAAACATTTATTGATTTAAGTGACAGTACTTTAGGAGTGATATCTGAATTTAGTTCTCGTAGAGTTTCCAATGTAGAAGATATAAACAATATTTTAAAAACATTTGATATTGAACAAAATGACAGGTTTTGGATTGATAATATAGGAAATGATATTAGTGCTGTCTATGATAGTAATGTAATACGTACAAAATTACAAAATATCACAGCTCCCGAGGAAAGTAGCACAGAATATGGGAGAAGTGTTGCTGTAAGTTATAATAATACAACAATGGCTGTAGGGGCTCCTGATTTGGGCAACAATGGTAAAGTATTTGTTTACAATAGAAACAGTGAAGCAGTTGATTACAAATTAATACAAACGTTAGAACCTTTACCGCAAAATCACGATAGTGGAGATTTCGGAGCAAGTGTAGCAGTTACACAAAATGGACAATATCTTTTTGTAGGTGCACCAACTGCTTCAAATGTTAAATCTCGCTATAAGGGTGTTTTAGATCCTTTAGAAGCATACACAGCAGGAGATATTGTAAGTCAAAAAGGAGCTCTATGGAAAGCAGTTAGAAATGTTACAGTTGAAAGTAGTACTATTAATTTAGATAGCCAAGATTGGGAACAAGTGCAAATTATTACTTCAGAGCCAGATGCACTTGCAATGGGATATACCAATCAAGGCGTGATTTACATTTATAAAAAATTAATAGATAATACCTTTGAATTAATTGAAATTATCTGTAGTTCAACTCCGGCTACAGATGAAAAATTTGGTTATGGTATTAAGGTAGCATCACCTGGAGATTTTGATCATAATTTGTTTGTAAGAAGTTTTGCTAACAATGGAAGAGTTTACATAATTAAGAACGGTGGACAGTCTGATGTTGAAAACTTTGTTTATAATATAGACACACGATACAGAGGTGAGTGGCAAACTATTTCTAAATATATAGAAAATGAAATTGTAATTTATCTAGATAAGGTTTATCAAGCTAATCAAACAGTATTTCCTGGAAATCCTTGGAACCCTGAATTATGGAATCAACTAGATGATTTTATTGATTATACAGGTTACATTCCAAATAGTTTAAATAACAGTTTTTACAAAGGCACTTGGTTAAACAATACATTTTATGATGTAGACGATATTGTGTTTTTTGATGGAAATCAGTATCGAGCAACTGTATCTCACACCAGTGATTCATCAAGAGACGAGTCTAATTTAAATATTTGGACACCTGATAATTCGTCATATTGGATTTCTACCTCATACTCTACAACAGATTTATTCAATGAAGATAGTAGCGGTTTTGGTTTAGCCACCGATGTTGGCATAACGTTTGATATCAGTAATAACGGCGAAGTGTTAGCAGTTAGTGCAATTTTATTAGGTGCAGAATACAGAGTAGCAATTTACAAAAAAGAAAATGGTAGATTTGTATTTTCACAAAGCATAGATAGTCCAGTTGATGACGAATTGTTTGGTTACAGTGTCTCTTTAAATTCAAATGGAAACAAACTAGCAATTGGTGCTCCTTACTCGTCAGAAAATGGAAATTTAAATGGCAAGGTTTATGTATATAAATTAGAAAATCAACAATTTGTTTTAGATCAAAATTTATTCTCTCCAGCTGATGAAATTGCAAGTAAATTTGGTTCATTTGTAAAAATAGATACAGACAAATTAGCTGTTACTAGTAGAGCAGGAAAAACTCAATACGAAGTTACTTTTGACAACGATGAAACAAGTTTTGATAATAATGCAACTAATCTTGTAGATTATGTAATCAACAATAATCAAGTTTACATTTATGAAACAATTGATAATAAATTCATATATGCAGAAAAATTATATTCTAGTGTAGATACAAGTAATTCAAATAGTTCTTATGGATTATTAAATAGAAATCATTTGTATGTTGTTTCGCCGTCTATGCCTTTAGACGAAATACTTGGCGATAGTACAAATAACACAGGTTTAATTCAAGATTTTAGAACCAATTTAAATCAAAATGCTTGGACACTAAATGATAGTATAAACCCTTTTGTAAATTTAGAAAAAATTAGGGGTATATGGTTATACGATAATAGAACAAAAGATTTAATTTCCTATTTAGATTTTATCGATCCAATTCAAGGACGTATTGCTGGGCCAGCCGAACAAGAAATATCATACAAGCTGTATTATGATCCTGCTGTGTATAATTCTGGTTCAACTAATACTGGCATTAGAGATTTGTGGGGTAAAGAACAGGTAGGAAAACTATGGTGGAATATTGAAACTATCAAGTGGTATAATCCATATCAAGGAGATTTACAATTTAAATCTAATACATGGAATCAAATTATTCCAGGCTTTTCCATTGACGTTTATGAATGGGTTGAAAGCACATATCTACCCAGTGAATGGGATAGTTTAGCAGATACAACTGAAGGTTTAGCAGAAGGTATTAGTGGACAAAGTTTATATGGAGACGAAACTTATGTCTTTTTAAATTCATACGATACTGTTTCGGGTGTTGCTATTCCTAAATATTATTATTGGGTTAAATCAAAAACAACTATTCCTGATACTTATGGCAGAAAAATAAGTGCTTTAGATGTTGAAAATTTAATTGCTGATCCTGCTAGCCAAGGTTACAGATTTGTAAATTTATTTGATCAAAAAAACTTTGCTTTACACAATGTTAGAAATTTAATCAAAGATAAGGATACTATACTACATATAGATTACTATGTAAACGATAACGTAGAAAATAATATCCATAGTGAATATCAATTACTTACTGAAGGACTTGCAAGTAGTAAGCCTAATCGAGATATAGTTGATAAATGGATTGATAGTTTAGTAGGTTACAACAAACAAAATATACAGTTACCGGATACATCTATTAGTATTGCAAGAAGATTTGGAATATTAAATGAACCAAATCAAAGTATGTTTGTAAATAGAAAAGAAGCACTAAAACAGATAATCGAGCGAGTTAATGCTATTATGACACAATATGTAATAGTTGACGAGTTTGATATTTCACCTTTAATGCAGATTGATCCTTTGCCAAGTAAATTTAGCAATCAGTGGGATACAGAAATTGAAAGCGAATCACTATTAAGATTTATTGGTACAGCCAAGTTAGAACAAGCAAAATTAACACCAGTTATAGTTGACGGCAGAATCAAAGAAGTGCAAATTGTAAACTCTGGTCGTGGTTATATTGATAGTAACTATTCTGATGGTGCTATTCGTAACGGACCAACAGTTACAATCGAAGGAACAGGTACAGGAGCCGAAATTAAAACCTTTATAAATAATTTAGGTCAAATTACAAGTGTTGAAGTTATTAGTAGTGGTAATAATTATTTAGACGACACAACATTAATTGTACGTCCATTTAGTGTTCTTGTCAAAAATGACAGCGACATAGGCGGGTTCTGGGCTGTTTATAATTGGATCTCATCAACACAAGAATGGTTTAGAAGTTATATACAAGATTATGCAGTTCCAAATTATTGGAGTTATAAAGATTGGTATGCCACAGATTATAACATAGATACTGCCATAGATTTTATTATTCCTGGTGCATATGCATTAGAAGGAACTAAAGATGTTATTGGATCAATTGTAAAGATCGAAAACATAGGATCTGGCGGCTGGTTATTATTAGAAAAAATTGATAATCAAGAAAATGTTGATTATACTGTAAATTATAAAACAGTAGGTAGACAAAACGGAACAATAGAATTTAGTAGCCAATTGTATAAAAGTGATACAGTAGGTTACGATAAACAAATTTACGATACAAGTTTCTACGATAGAGAACCTACACAAGAAATTAGAATTATTTTAAATACCATTGAAAATAACATATTTGTTGATCAATTAGAAGTAGAATGGAATAAATTATTCTTTAGTAGTATTAGATATGCTATTAGTGAACAAGTAGATGTTGACTGGATATTTAAATCAAGTTTTGTAACTGCAAAACACAATGTTGGAGAATTACAACAGAAAATTACATATCAAAACGATAACTTGCCTAACTATCAAGACTATATAAATGAAGTTAAGCCATTTAGCACTAAAATTAGAGAATATGTTAGTGCATATGAAAAGATAGAACCTACACAAACTAGTGTTACAGATTTTGATTTGCCGCCTAGTTATGATTCGGTATTAGGAAAGATTGTTCCAGAAGCAATAAAATTTGCAAATAATCAATTAACAAATATAGAAGATGATGTATATCAATATCCAAAACGCCATTGGTTAGATAATGTTGGCTTTGAAATCAAAGAATTTGTTATCTTCGATGGAGGTGAAGGTTATACTAATACAGCTAATGTAACTGTTAGTGGCGGTGGTGGTCCAACACTAGAAGGTTTTGCATATTTAGGCGGAAGTAGTATTCAATTTATCGATGTGGATACAAAAGGAGCAAGGTATTTTAACACACCTCAAGTAACAATAAACGGAAGTTTGTTAGATGATGGTAGGGAAGCAATTGTTTATGCTATTGTTGGAAATAATCTAGTTAGAAATTCTCATATCTTAATGAAGTTTGATCGTGTATCAGGAAATTACCTATTTACTACTTTAGATGAAACTGAAAACTTTATAGGAAATGGTGGATTAACTGAATTTAATCTTAAATGGCCTTTAAGTACAAAGACATCTGATGTAAATGTTATTGTAGACGGTGTAGAACAATTATCTAGTGATATAGTAGTAAGCAATGAATTAGATAAAACTAGAGATTTTGAAAGATATACCGGGCGTATAACATTTGTTAATGCCCCGACAAATAATTCATTAATTGAAATAAATTACAAAAAATCAACTGAACTATTAACCGCCGCTGATAGAATTAATTTCTTTTACAATCCTAAAACTAATATGCCTGGCAAAGATTTATCACAACTTATGGATGGAGTTGATTATGGTGGTGTTCAAATGGACAGCATTGGTTTTGGTGAAAACAAAGGATTTGAGTTACAGCCGTTTGGTGTAGATTTTGATACATTTGATATCAATAACGAAGACGAAGTAATTGTTTTAGATGGAAGCACACAAACAGTTGTTTTAAGTAAAGTTCTTGAATCGGGTATAACTTACAATGTTTATTTGAATAATGTAAGAATTGACGATCCTAATTATCCAAGTGATGGAGTAACAAACCCTAATGCCAAAATGGTTTCTCCTGTAGGAGACGGCATAACAAACACTGTATTTTTAGATAGTAATATTATTCGTACACAAGCCGATGATGTAGTAGTTGTAAGAAAAATTACAAGTGACGGAAGTTTTACTCCGGAAAACAATTCGTTTGATGTAAGTTTACAAGGTGGTAATTTTGAATATACTACAGCAACAGGCATAGATTCTGGAGATATAGTTGTAGACGGTGACGGATTTGTAACCGAGACAACTAGCAAAGGTCCAGAAGAACAAGTTCCTGGACAAGTTTTAGATACGGTAGATATACAAATTTATAATAGAAGTTCAGATGGTCAAGGTGCAATAGCAGTTTCAAATTATATCACTGATGGAAATACACTAGAATGGGCATTTGAATCTTATGCACAAACAAAAGATACAATTATTGTAAAACTAGACGGAGTGATAATCGACAATAACGAATTAAACATAGATTGGATAAACAAAACCATCTCGGCAGCAGATAGTGCAGTGTTTGATGCAGATAAAAATTTAACTATCCTTACAATAGGAACAAATGGTGTTGATGTTATAGATAGTGATAATATAATCGCAGACGGAAATAAAACATTCTATTCATTGCCGATAAAATATAATAGTAACATGAGTAGTTTTGTTACGATCAATGGTGTTTTTAAAGAATCTGGTACTGATTATGGATTTACATTTGATAGCGACGGATTTATTACATTAGAATTTCCAACAAAATTAGCTTCAGGAAGCATTATTGGTTATACAATTTATGACGGAAATGTAAATCAATACAGTCAAATGGTAATTGATAGTACTATGTTAACCGATGGAGTGAATAAGATTCATAGATTTACAAATGATGTAACAGCTCCTGTAATTAAAAAACCATTAGCACAAAATATTTTAGTTAAAAGACAATTAAACGAAAGATTTTTAAATCCTGGTTATAGAAAAAAATATACAATGACAGCATCTAGGACCTATAATATAGATTCATGGAGATTTAAAAATTCAAATCTTTTAGATACAAGTGATTTTGTTATCTACATTAATAGCGAAATTGTGCAAAGTCAAGAATACATTTATGACAACGAAAATGGTAGAATTATTTTTACTAAAGAAGGCACAGGCACTATAGGTGATATTTTAGAAATTTTTGTAATTAAAGATGCTGAATATTTCTTTTTAAACACTACAATACAAATTTTAAATGGAGACTCGATTGACGATCCAGTAATAGGTAGTATAGCAGAATTTAAACTTACAGATGATAGCACTGTTGTTTTAACTACAATAGAAAGTTTTTCAAGACAAGACGATATATTAACGTTAGAATTAAATGGTTATGTGAGAGAGTTATTTGAACTTAAGAGTAAAGATGACACTCCACCAGTTGTTGCAAGTCTTACAATAAGCGACCGTAGAGATAGCACTCAACCAACACTAGGTAAAATAGAATTAGTTGAAACCGATGTGTTAAATTTAGCTGAAGCACCAAAAAGCTGGGAAACTGTTGATATCTATGTGTTTAGTAATCACGATATAAATGAATTTGAAAGAGATAGTTATGATGTGGTTTGGAATACAACTTTAGCACCTTCGGGAACTGATGAATATATTGATAAAAATTTATTAAGTAAAGGTTATATTCAATTACAAAAACCTGCTGTATCTGCTAATTACGTTTGGATTATAAAGAATGGCAGAATTTTAACACCGCAAGTAGATTATAAAATATCTAACAATAAGCAAGGAATACAACTTTATGAAAAAGTAAAACCTGCTGATACTATTGATGTTTTACAATTTGCTGCTCCTATAAGTAAACCTAAATTTGGTTATAGAATATTTAAGGATATGCTAAACAGATATCATTACAAACGTCTAAATAGAGATAATCAATACGAGCTTCAGCAGCCATTAAACTATTACGATCAAACAATTCAATTGAAAGATGCAACAGGTATACAAGAACCTAATCCAGATTTAGGAATCCCAGGAGTAGTTTGGATAGACAAAGAACGTATAGAGTACTATACAGTTGATGGAAATTTATTACGTCGACTACGTAGAGGTACACTAGGCACTGGTATAAAAAACGTTTACGATACAAATACAACTCTTATAGGACAAGGTATAGACGAAACAATACCTTACAAAGATCAAACAAGTAAAACTATTTTTATAGGTGATAGTAGTACAAAACAATTCTTACTAGACTTTGTACCTAGTTCTGTAAATGAAATTGAAGTATTTTTAGGAGGTGTAAGGTTACGCAAAGATAACGTGGTAACTTTTGATCCAACAAAAGATCAAGATTCTCCAGAAGCAGATGTAACAATTGCGCCAGAATTTACAATTGAAACAATTGTATGGGGAGATAGTGTTGTAACTGCACTGTATCTAGCGGATTACATTGATCCTCCTGCAGATGGAACAAGGATAGAGATAGTGAGAAAAACAGGTAAAATTTGGAATGATACTGGAAAAACTATAGCAGACAGCGAAAATCAGATTGCTAAATTTATAACAGACAAAACAATATCGCTACCCCGATAAATACAATATAGGAACGGAATAAAATTATGATTAATGAACAAAGTGGCGTACATATAGAAGGACACATTAAAATACACAATCCAGAATCTGGACATGTATTTGTTAACAAGCGTAATGCTATTCATTATGAAAATATGAGTATCAGTCTTGCTGAAAGTTTAGGCAATGCTGGCGAAGGTTTCATTTATGAAATGGCGTTTGGCAATGGTGGCACAAGTGTTGATCCAACTGGTATTATTACATACCTAACACCAAACAGCACAGGAACAAATGCAAGTTTGTATAATCAAACATATAGTAAAGTTGTTGACGACCGTTCCGTTAACAATGTTGACCCACAGCGTAACAAAATTGAAACTCGTCACGTAACAGGTACAAATTATACTGATATTGTTGTAAGTTGTTTGTTAGATTATGGTGAGCCAGATGGACAAGATGCATTTGACACTGCAACAGATACCGAAAATCAATATGTATTTGATGAGCTAGGGTTAAAAGGTTACGCAGCTGATGGCAATGGCAGATTACTAACACACGTTATTTTCCATCCTGTACAAAAATCACTCAACAGATTGATTCAAATTGATTATACTGTTAGAGTACAAAGTTTAAGTGGAGGTAACACTTAATGTCATATAGTGTAAATTTCACAGATGAAGCAAACAAAGGTAATATCACAGTAGAAGATGGAGCCATTAATACCGAAACAAGTGTTAATTTACCAGGTAGATTAACAACAGATTACGGTAGAGCTGTTAATGAAAACTTTTTACATTTATTAGAAAACTTTGCAAATGCTAGTCCTCCTAGTAATCCAGTTGAAGGACAACTATGGTATGATACAACACAAGAAGTTGATCAATTAAAAATTTATGATGGTACAAACTGGGTTGCAGCAGGCGGTTTGAAAAAAGGCAGTTTTGAACCAGACATTTCAAACAGTGTAAAGGGTGACCTATGGGTCAATACTAGTACAAGTCAATTGTATCTATATACCGGAAGCGGATGGTTATTAGTTGGACCTAGTACAATTGATGGCGCAAAAGCAGGTGCAATTGTAGAAGAAATTATCGATACCACTAGTAACACTAGAACTGTAGTAGTAAACTATGCTTATGTTGGAACAACTGAAAGCCCTGTAAGCACTATTGTAAGCATTATAAGTGCAGAAGAATTTTCACCTAAAACGCCTATAGCTGGATATAGTAGTAGTGTGCCAATTAAAAAAGGTGTTAATTTTAATAAAAATTTAGATGGTGCAAAATTTAACGGAACAGCTACGCTTGCGGAAAACCTGTTAATAAGTGGTGCAACAATACCAACAAGCACTGTTATGAGAAATAATATTGTAAATCAGGTAACTGAAAAATTACAAATTAAAGTTAACCAGGGTGTTGAAATTGGTACAGCAAAAACTTTAAGTTTATTAGTTGAAGGTAACAACGGTATTATTGAAAATACAATTCCTGGAGCACCAATTGATTTACGTGTAAACAATAATGGCACATTTACTATTCCTATTAGAGTCAAAAGTAATACAAATGTTGGAATCAACAATTTAAGTCCTACCGAAAGTTTAGATGTTGTTGGAAATATAAAAACTGATAGTAATATAATTGTAAATGGTACAACACAAAGTAATGATCCGATTACTGGTTCAATTACAACTAGTGGCGGATTAGGTGTCGCAAAAAATTTAAATGTCGGAGGTAATTTTTCTGTAGAAGGTAATTCTACTATAGAAAACTTATTACCTGATACTGCTAATTTAAGAAATATAGGATCTAGTGTTTTACCTTTTGATACATTGTATGCAAATCGAATTACAGGAAATTTAACAGGCAATGTTACAGGAAATGTAAGTGGAACTGCCGGTAGCACTGGCAAACTAAACAGTACAACAACATTTGGTATGACAGGACAAATTACTTCGGGAAGTTTTACATTTGATGGACAGACAGGCGGTAATGTTAAAACTTTTGCAACATTAGCTTCTCCTACAATAATTTCAGATCAAACAGCTTCTGCAAGTATTGATAGAGAAAACGATACACTTCTAATATATAGAGAAAGCACCGGATTATTAGAAAAGGCTACACCTACACAACTTATAGGTGCAGCAGAAGTTTTACCAGTTGGTACTATTACAATGTTTGGTGGACCAGTTGCGCCTACAGGGTGGTTTATTTGTGACGGCGAAGAATATTCCAGAACAACTTATTCTAATTTAGCCACTGCACTAGGATATAATCCTTCAGATCCTACTACATACTATTATGGTACGTCTAGTAGTCCTAGTACTTTATTTAAGGTACCTGATTTACGAGGACAATTTCCTACCATGGCAACGAGTGTATCAGCAAGAGGTGCAATACCTAGTAATGCAATAAGTAGTGGTATAGCAGATTTAGGTTCAACTGGCGGCGATGAAGAAGTTACACTGTTACAAGAAAATTTACCAGAACACAAACACGATTTACGAGATGGCGATAATAATCAATATTATGCCACATCTACTGCAACATATACAGGTACAGATAGTGTTCCATCTAATGGTGATACTGCCGGTACTGGTACAAGACTAGAAACCAGTGGCGGTGTTATTGATGTACAAAACCTTCCAGTAAATATTGTAAATCCGTATGTAGCACTTAACTTTATCATTTATCACGGAGTAGCATAATGTCCTATAAACTTAATAAAACAGATGGATCTTTATTAGTAGAACTAGTAGATGGAAGATTAGATACTACATCCGCAGATATAAATCTCATAGGTAAAAATTATCAAGGTTTTGGCGAAAGTATAAATGAAAACTTCATCAAAATGCTTGAAAACTTTTCAAACACAACAGCACCTAGCAAACCAATCAAAGGACAATTATGGTATGATTCTGCAGAAGGTAGATTAAAAATTTATGACGGTGTGACTTTTAGAAGCACAGATAGTACTATATTTGCAAGTTCACAGCCCAGCGAATTGATAGAAGGTGATATTTGGATTGATGGTTCTAAAGATCAGTTGTTTTTCTGGAATGGTGTTGAAACAATTTTAGTAGGGCCTAGTTATACGAAAAATCAATTACCTACAGGAGACTTTGTAGAAACAATTAGAGATACAACTGGTCAAAACAAGGTTGTTACAAAAAGATATATTAATGGTAGTCTAGTCGGTATTGAATCGAAGGCTGCATTTACTCCTTTTCCTGCTATACCAGGATTTACAAATATTGAAATAGGTTTTAATATAAGTGCTTCTTTTGCAGATTATTCTTGGCACGGAAAAGCCGATTTTGCTGAAAAATTAATTGGCACAGGTGGACAAACTTATGGATTTGATGAATTCATAAGAACATCAGTTGCAGGAGGAACCCCACAAAGCATAACCACACAACTGTATATCAATACCACTGATGGAATAGTTGTTGGAAGTAATGGTAATTTCCAAATTAGAAATAATGGTACAGTTACACTTTTAAAAAATTTAAAACAAGATGCAGACCTAACAATTAATCTCAAAGATGTTACAGGTGAATATGAAGCATTGTATTTTGATGCTGATCAAAAAGGTGTTGGATTTTTTAATTCATCGCCAGGCAGTGATGTCGTTATAGGAACAAATGCTCCCGGTCAAGAAAAAAATCTAGTTGTGACTGGTGATTTGACAGTTTTAGGCGATACTGTAGCATTAGAAGTACAAACATTAGTTGTGGAAGACAAACAAATTGAATTGGGTAGAAAAGACGATAGTACTCATATTGACTACGCATTAGCAGATGATTCTGGACTGGTTGTTAGAGTAGACGACGGCGACGATATACGTTGGACTTGGAGATCAGCAACAGAAAACTGGACAAGTTCACACGGTATAGATTTAGAAAATAAGTTAGATAGTTATTTTATTGGCTCGTCTAATGTATTATCTTTAGATACATTAGGAGCAAGTGTTGTTAATAGTAGTCTGACTAGTGTTGGACAGTTAGAAAGTTTAGCTGTTGGGTCTAGTTCGCAAATTCATAAAATTACTATTTCTGAAGACACAATATATTCAACCACTGCACTAAACATCACCTCTACTGGAGATGTAACATTTAACAATCAAGTAATTAAACAAGTTGCAACACCTATTGATTTAACAGATGTTGCAAACAAAGGTTATGTTGATAATTCATTAGAAAATATAACAATAGTAAGTGGAATAGATGTTACCGGCTTGGGCTCAACTTATGCAACAGGTACCTACAATGATGGAACTTGTGATGATGTTTTAATTGTAAATATTGCAGCGTTGCTTACAGAAATATCGCCCCCAACTGGAATACGAAATGGTACTGTAGCAAAATTACATGCAGTATATTATCAAGCATCCACTGATCCAATTGATGTTGACAGTAATATTATAAAAACTTTACAACCGGTAGATAGCGCTGGTGTACAAAACGTTAATGTTTTAGGTGATATAGCAATTAATGATCCTACTGCAACAGTGAATTTGACTGTATCTAGATTAATTATTACTATTGAAATTGCATCAGGTATTTGGCAACCAACAACAGGTACAATAGCAGCATCAGCCGTTTAACGATAAATAACATAAGCACGAGGAACAATATAAATGGCATACATTGTAAACAGATTTAACGGCACTCAACTTACAGTAGTTGAAGATGGCACAATTGATCAAACAACAGATATTAAGTTTGTTGGTAGAAATTACAGCGGCTACGGAGAAGTACAAAATGAAAATTATCTACATTTATTAGAAAATTTTTCTGGAACAAGTGCTCCGAGCAAAGCATTAGATGGACAAGTTTGGTATGATGCTAGTAGTACAAAATTAAAATTTTATACTGGTAGCACATGGAAAACAGCAGGTGGAACAGAAGTAAGTGCTACCGAACCAGCTGGTTTACTTGAAGGCGATTTATGGTGGAGTAGTACAAGTAACCAATTGTATGGTAAAACAGCCGCAGGAGAATTTATCCTTGTTGGACCACAGGCAGCAGGCAGTGGAACCACACAAATGTTAAGTATCAATGTTTTAGACATTGCTGAAAATGAAAAAACAATTATTGTTGCTCTAATTAATGACGTTGCTGTATATATTATATCAAATGAAGAATTTACATTATTAGGTGATCAACCAGACGGCGTTCCTCCGTTAACAAATTTCAGCCTAATCAAACGTGGTATTACACTTGTAAATAGCACTACAGGATTAACAGAGAATAATTTAGGCGAATATATTAGTGCTGCCGAAAATGAACCTATTATATGGGGTACAGCCAATGATGCTTTACGCTTGGGAGGTTCTATTTATACGGATTATTTGAAAAGAACAGATACAATTAGTTTTGGTGACGCAGGCTTTACTGTAGGTGATAGTAATGATTTAAGAATTAAAATTGAATCTGATAACCAAGCTAAATTTGAAAACAAAGGTCCAAAAATTGTTTTTGAAGCAAGTCAATCAGGAGAAGATCCAACACCAATTGTAAGTGTAAGAAATGTAGCAGGCGAAGTTAAAGGCTTATATCCAGAAGATACAGAAGTTTTCAACATAGGTAGTGCTACGCAAAAATTTGCAGAAATTTATGCAACAACATTAAGAGGTACTGCTGATAAAGCAACTACTGTTGACGTAGGCGGTACTGGTAGAACTGCAAGCACAGCAGCAAGTCCAGACACTATAGCAGCAAGAGACGGCGACGGTGATCTCACTGCACGTTTTTTTAACGGCACAGCGACAAAAGCACAATATGCAGATCTAGCAGAAAAGTATACTACAGACACTAATTATCCTGTAGGAACTGTAATGGCTGTTGCTACGCCTAAATATGAAGCCGAAATGGATGTAAGTAAAGAAACTAGGGCTGCAAGATCTAGTGATTTTGTTATTGGAGTAATTAGCGAAAACCCTGCATACTTAATGAATGCAGATATTGACGGACAAGCTATTGCTCTCAAAGGAAGAGTTCCTGTACGTTGTTTAGGTCCAATTGAAAAAGGACAAGCTGTATATGCTTGGGAAGACGGATTTTGCACAACAACTGCAACAAGAGGATTAGTTGGTATTGCACTTGAAACCAACGTAGATGACGGAGAAAAATTAGTAGAGTGTGTGCTGAAAGTATAAGTACATTAGGAGATAATAATGGCAGAAATAATTTCAGCAGCTAGATATAATGAATTACAAGGCAGAATAGCAGCACTTTTAGGAGTAGGTTCTGGAGATAAAGGATATAACCAAAATGTAAATTCTTCGCCACAACCTATAGGTACAACAATTAGAGCTGATCATATGAATGATTTGCGTATAGATTTTGGTAAAGTATATACGCACATTAATGGCAGAGAACCTACAACTGTTATTACAGTCACAACCGATGATGAAATTACTGAAGCTTTGTATGCTGCGTACGAAACTTTAATTGCAGAAGTTGAAGCAGATAGATTTATTATAGATCTAACTCAATCTACCACAGAGGTTTCCGGAGCAAACAGTGAAAAAAATGGTGCAACAGCACCGTGGGGTGGCACATCATTACCACAACAGATTAACCATACTGTAGATGTTTCTTTTCAAAATTCTAACGAAAGAAGAGGATTTTTTAATGCTGGCGGTCAAATAAGATTTGAAGCCTTTTTAGATATATCAAATGTTCCTGCTGATACAAATTTAGCAAAAAATCAAGACTGGCAAACTATGTTATCCAACTCTGGACAGATACAATTTGGTAGAGCTGCTACTGTTACTACAGGAAGTGGAACAGCTTACGCAATAGGTAATGAAGATTTAACAGAGACATTTCAAAAAATATATTTAAAAGAAGGCGATCCAACAGGAACTTATTCAGAAAATCAATGGTATATAGAAGCGAAGCAAAAAAATTCTTCAACAATTACTTTTAACATTGTTTTTTGGGATCAAGATGTAGGAACAGGTGGAGCAGATGAATATGTAGCTGGATTTTTAACAAGTTCTATAGTTCATTTTAGAGCAGCAGGTAGTTATGTGGAAAATGATGCGCCTAGTTACGCAAAAACAAGTGATTTGTAATTGACAAGCAGGAGAATTTGTATTAAAATATACAAAAGGATTTTAAATGGCTCAAAATACCCCAATATTAGCACAACATTATAATTCAATTAGAGAACTTATTGCAGGTCGATTGGGTAATGTTAGTGTATATAATGATTATGGTTCGTTAACCACGCCATTGACAACATCTGGTGGGTATGGTAGATCATTTACTAGTGGTAATGTTGTTGGAGGTAGTACACCTGGTGTAAGTGATACTGTTACAGAACAACAGCATTTTAATCTGTGGCTTGATTTGCAAGCAGGTTATAACCATTGTTATGGTGCATCATCAGCTGAAATTTCACCAACAGAATTTGAAGGTAAATTGACATATCCGAATGATGCAGATTTTACAAATAGAGATCCTATTGCCTGGCAGCACAAAGTAGATTTAGATACTATTGCAGATGATGTTTTAGCATTCAACCATGCAAGCACTGAATTTCCAAATAGTAGTTTTACTGGACTAGAGCCTCTTGAAACAAGTGGGGGAGCCAGTACAGCAAGCACTAGAACTGCCAATTGGGGCGGTAGTGCAGATTCTGTAAAAGTTATTACACACGAAGTGACAGTTAATTTTGGAAGTCACAATAATCTAATATATTTTTTAGCCGCTGGTGGAGAAATACTTTTTCAAGCTAGTGCTACAGGTGGTACCACAGGTACTTTGTACAGTAAGGATTGGGATTGGGCACAAGTTTTAAGCGACAGCGGAACTGTAAGATTTAGACGCCGAAATCAAACTGATTGGGTTTGCGAAGCAATTAGTCCAGGAAGTGGCACTGGATATGATGCACCAACAATAGGCAGTGGTACAACTTGGACAAAGGTTTTTGAAAAACAAGGTGGTGGCAGAGCAGGTGGTAATCCTGGACAAACACCAATAGCAGAAATTTATGATGATAACTTTTTTAGAATTTATGCTAGAACCAATAGTGCATTTTCTAGTGCAACAGCACTACAATTTAAAATAGAATTTGATGACGGAGATCTTGGTACAAGTGGACAATCTGGTTATCCAGGAGAAAGCGATCCTGGTCAGAGGGTTGATGAAAGCGTAACAGCAACAATCAACAGCACAGTATACACCAAAACACCAAATAGTACATTTGTTTATAACAGTGTAACATATAATGGCATTGTTTTACCAGTACCGACAGGTGTTGTAAATTCAAGTTTATAATTGACACAACAGTTTTTTTAATATATACTACTACACACGTAGGAGGTATCTATGGACGAACGTCTTCAAAAAGCATTAGATCACAGTAATTATATGATTACTCTTAACAATCAAAAGAGATTGTTAAAAGAACAGTATAAAGAAAATCTTGTTTATTATTACAATGGTGGACAATTTACAGTTACAAAAGAGCTTGTAAGTTTTTGTCAAAGTTTAGTCACTCTAGAACAAGATAGCACCATTTTGATTGATGATAATGACTTACCAATTATGATTGAAAATTTAAAAGATTTTTCTACAGAAATCTATACAACCTATTTTGAATCTTCTAACAAATACTTAAATGAGTATACAAAGTTAAAGAAAAACCGGACAGTTGAAAGTATTGTTGATCTATGAATAAAGGTGTTTTGCTTTTTGCAAATAATAATGGCACATTAAATTATGTAAAACAAGCATATTTCCTTGCAAAGCGTATAAAAAAGTATTTAAATTTACCAACTAGTATTGTTACAAATATTAACATACATGATAAATTTCCAGATTATGTAGATGTTTTTGATAATATAATTCATGATTCTGTTAGTTATAATGAAACTAACAAAAGATATCACGACGGTGATTTACACGATGTTACTGCTAAATTTTATAATAGTAATCGTGTAAATGCTTATAATTTAAGTCCTTATGACGAAACAATTGTAATGGACACAGACTATATTATTTGTAATGATATTTTAAAAAATTGTTTCTTACAGCAAAAAGATTTCTTAATTTATAAAGATGCAATACACATAGGAACGCATACCGGAACACCTGAATTTTTGCGTGTTAGTGATACAAGTGTAGATTTTTATTGGGCTACTATATTTTTCTTTAGAAAAACTGCTGAAACAAAAATATTTTTTGATTTATTACAACATATAGAAAAAAATTACATGCATTATCGTAGTATGTATCAGTTTAGAACCACTGTCTTTAGAAATGATTTTGCATTTAGCATTGCTATACATATTATGAATGGTTATCAAACAGGTGATTTTGCTGGATTATTGCCTGGAAAAAAATTCTACGCAATTGATAAAGATGTTTTAGTGGACATAATTGATGACGAAATAAAAATATTAGTGCAAAAAACTAATAGATTTGGTGAATATACTGCTGTAAAGACAAAAGGAACTAATTTGCATATTATGAATAAATTTAGTTTGGAGCGAATAATTGACAATGAATAATTTTACCATGCTTGCACAAAATAGTGACTTTGACTATATTAGACAAGCATGTCTTGCAGCAATGAGTATAAAAGCTACAAATAAAAACAGTGATATTTGTTTAATTACCAATGATCCTGTTCCTACAAAGTACAAACCTCTCTTTGATCATATTGTAGAAATACCTTGGGGCGATCATGCAACAAACGAACAATGGAAAGTAAGCAATCGTTGGAAAATATATCATGCTATTCCGTATAATGAAACAGTGGTAATAGATACTGATATGCTTATATTAGATGATTTGTCAGCGTGGTTTAAATTCTTAAAGAATTACGATTTATTTTATACAAGTAATGTATACACATATAGAGGTGAATGTGTAAATAAAAATAGTTTTTACAGAAAACATTTTTTTAAAAATAATTTACCTAGTTTATATAGCGGATTTCATTGGTTCAAAAAAAGCGATCATGCTCATGAATTTAACAATTGGTTAGAGATAATAACAAACAATTGGCAACAATTTTATAAACAAATTGACAATCAGCTAAAACATTTGCCTGGACCAAGTATGGATCTTACAGCAGCAATTGCAAGTGTTATAATGGACAATGAAAGTTTAATTACAAATAGCAAAGTAAAATATCCTAGTTTTATTCACATGAAGCCAAAAGTACAAAATTGGAAAGAAAATTTCCAATATAGATGGCAAGATAGAGTTGGTGTATATATTGACGATAATTTAAAAATGAAAATAGGAAATTATCAACAAAATGGTATTTTTCATTATACAGAAAAAGATTTTGTTAGTTTAGAAATTATGAAAAAATATGAAAAAGTTTTAGGGTTGTAAAATGAAAATTATTAGATATGTCTGTTTTAATAGTGATGGAAATATATATAAAATTTCAAATAAACCAGATGATAGATTTAAAAATTTAGAAATGGAGTTTTCTGAAGTAGAAGATTTTATTTCGGGAAAATTAAGTTTATTAGAACATAAGGTTGAATTTGATTTTATAGAAAAAAAATATATTATAAAAAATCAAAAACAAATAGACGAAGACAAACTTATGTGGAGTTTTTTATACGAAATTCCCACAAAAGAACCTGCAGAAAGACAAATAATTATTACTAAAAATAACAAAACGAAATCTTGGCATATTATGCTAGATGATAAATTTGAATTAGATTTGCAAGAACAAAATATCAAAGTAAATTTATCTAACTATTATTTTAGTATTACAAAAAAACACGATCCAAATGTGCTTTACAAATTAATAAGATTTACTGATGGAAATTTTTTGTCGTTTACTGATGATTTTGAGTTTGACGGAACACCAATTTCTGTGTATACTACACGTAGATTTGATTCGTACTATCTTGAGGAAGTAAATGAGTAACACATTTAGAGTTGTTGATTACGATATTATATACTTGTCATATGATGAACCAAATGCAGAAAAAAACTTTGCAGATTTGGTTAGTAAATGTCCTTGGGCTGAACATGTAAGCGGAGTAAAAGGCAGCGACAGTGCTCATAAAGCAGCAGCAGAAAAATCTACAACTGACAGATTTATCACAGTAGATGCTGATAATATTATTAATGATGACTTTTTGAATCAAGTTATTGACTTTGATGAAAATACAGATTTAACAAACAAAGTTATCAGTTGGACTGCAAAAAATATTATTAATGGATTGAGTTATGGAAATGGTGGACTAAAGTGTTGGCCTAAACAACATGTGCTTAACATGCGTACACATGAAAATGCACCGTCGGATAATCCACATGCACAAGTAGACTTTTGTTGGGATACACAATACATTCAAATGAACGGTACATTTAGCACTATTCATAATAATGCTACTCCGCAACAAGCATGGCGTGCTGGTTTCCGTGAAGGTGTTAAAATGGCACTAGATCAAGGTGTGCGTCCAGACTATGAAGGATTTAAACGTAATCACTGGAAAAACTTGCACAGATTATACATTTGGTTAATGGTAGGTGCTGATGTAGAAAACGGACGTTGGGCAATACACGGTGCAAGAGAAGGTTTGTACAAAACAATGTGTACTGACTGGGATTATATAAATGTACGTGATTTTGAATATCTAAACGACTATTGGAGCAATAAAGACATTGCCGATATGGAAGAACAAACAGAAGAACTTGGTGCAAAATTAATACACGAATTAGATATTCCAATTGCAGAGGAATGTTTAAATGCACAGCAAAGTGCATTCTTTAAAAGTGTATATCAAAATCCTGTTAGAGACAACAGTACAAAATTTTTAGATAGAGAAAATTAATGGAGCGTAGCGAAAGCGAAGAAATCAAGCGTATTGATAAAATTACGCAGGAAATATCTCCTACATTTTGTTTTGCCAAATGGTATCACGCAAACATATATTTTCAAACAGGTGAAACACACAGTTGTTACCACCCTGCTCCGCATAAGATTGACACAGCACCCTTATTAGAAAATCCAAGTGCAATACACAATACAGCACAAAAGAAACAAGAACGTGCTGCTATGATGCGTGGTGAACAACCTGCTGGGTGTAACTATTGTTGGAAAATTGAAGCACTTGGCAAAGACTATGTTAGTGATAGAAAGCAACGTAATCAAACTATTTTTTTCAAGCATAGGCTAAATGCTGTAAAAGAAGGTGGTGCAGAGTTTGACGTCAATCCAGAATATTTAGAAGTTTCTTTTGGTAACGAGTGTAATTTTCGTTGTGGATATTGTCATCCAAAAGCCAGTAGTAGATACTATCAAGAAATTAAACAGCATGGACCTTACACAAATGTAAAAAATCACAGATGTGATATTGACTGGTTCCAAATTTTTGAAGAAGAAAACAATCCATATTTAGATGCTTTTTGGAAATGGTGGCCTGAATTAAGCAAAGAATTGCATATATTACGAATTACAGGCGGCGAGCCAACAATACAACAAAGTACATACAAACTGTTTGATATGTTGGACGCAGATCCTAAACCAGAACTAGAACTAAACTGCAATAGCAATTTAGGTGGCAAACCAAAACAGTTAGAAAAGTTTACAAACCGTGTAAATGACTTGTTAACAAATAACAAGATCAGACGCTTCAAAATGTTTACAAGTATTGACACTTGGGGTAAACGTGCAGAGTATATACGTGACGGATTAGACATTGAAGTGTTTGAACGCAACTTGGATTATTTTATGCGTAATTGTGAAGCACCTATGGTGTTGATGATTACCTTTAACATATTCAGTGTAACAACATTCCGCACACTATTAGAAAAGATATTAGAATGGCGTGCAAAATATAATGATGTTGAAACACACAGATGGCAACGTTTGGGTTTTGATACACCGCACCTTAAAGAGCCGTTGCAATATGATATCAACATTTTGCCTAACAACTACATGAGCTATATGCGTGACCATTTGCAGTTTATAAAAGAAAATGTAGATGACAATCGCAAAGATGCATTTAGCACTATTGAATATGAAAAGTTTAGACGTGTTGTTGATTATATGGATACAACAGAATATCCGTTAGAAAAAGTTATACAGGGACGTAGAGATTTCCACAACTTCTTTGAAGAACAAGGACGCAGACGTGGAGTTGATCATAAACAAGTATTTCCAGAAATGTCAGACTTTTTTGAGTTGTGCAGCAAATACGTCTAGTACTTCTTTTGATTCGGGCCATTGCACTTTAGATAAATCATTCAACCAGTGTTCAACATCAACTTTCCAAAAAGTTTGAAATGCACCTTTGTATTCTAATTCTACAGGATCTTTTAAATATCCGTGCCGTGACATAATTTTAGCCCAAGTTCTATGCACTTTTCGTTGACTTGCTGTTTCTAAATTATTTGTGCTAACAAACATAGGTTTATCTAATCCTAAATAATAAAAACAAGCAGGTGTAAGCATTTGACTTGTATGATGATTCATTGGACTACGATCATTGTTGTGTACTTTATGTCCACGTATATCGTCTACACGTTCAATAAGCAATGCTGTACGTGCAGCAATACGATGTGCATTTTTTCCTAGTATACCTAATTGTTTTAGACTGTGTGTTATAGTTGTTCCTATAACACGATCTTTGTAATACAAAAGTATTAGTGTAGCATCTTCGTGCCTATCGATATAATCGATAAGCACTGTTTTGTTGTGATTGTTATAAAAGCCTCTAGCAGCAGCACCTTCGTACCAGTCTTCTAGATCTTGTGTTCCGTCATAAATTTCTAATCTATACAAACACTTGATTCCTATCAATTTTACGCAAGTTATCGTCTACTTTGATAGTATCAACTTTTTTTGGTACAATTTCATACGCACATTGATGCTGTTTTGTAAAGTTTTTTACGTCTAGATCTCCTGTATAGTAAACAACACATTCATGATGCACTTTTCTACACAATGCTAAACTTGCTCCATTTTCGATAGCAACTTTTTCAATCTGTTCTGGATAAACTCTGTCTCCACAGTTTTCCATTTTAAATGCATTATATCTACGTCCACTTAATGCAAATTCATCTGCACTGTTGAATTCAACTAGATCGCCGCTGTCCCACCATTCAGATTGATCTTTGTATTTGCAATAAAATTCAGTTGTACCGTCATCATGTTCAACAAATTTAAAATCAATGTTGGGATTGATATCATCAAACTTGTAAACATCTTGGAGCTCTGTACTCATAATAATAGGAGGTACTTCTGTGCTTCCATAAGCTGTGTTAACTTGTTGAGCTCCTTTTGCACGTAAATCTTCCATTAAACCGTTTGGAGTAATATCACTACCTACTTGCATTTGTTTCACACAACTCAAGTCCAAGTTTTTCCATTTTTTATGTCTATGCCAAGTTTTCCAAACATTAGGAAGAATTAACATATTTGTTGGTTGTACTTCTTGTATTCGATCCGGCAGTGATGCAACTGTTGTTTCGATATAGGTATCGCAGTTTGCAACACTACACGGATATAAACTCATTGACGTGAAACCAATGCCTCTTGGATTGTACAATGCTAACATTCTACTGTTAGAATCAAGCATGAAATATTCTGCGTTATATTCTGCTATCTTCCTCATTAGATCAGATGAATGAGTATATGTTTTGGGTTTACCAGTTGTACCGCTGGTACTAACTGTAATATTCCAGTTATCAAGATACTTAATAACCGCGGTTTTGACATGCTCATTTTCACTTTTTAAGTATTCAACACCGTCAATGTAAATCATTTTTTGTCTGTATCCTCTTCAATAATACAAGCAGGAAAATTCTTTTCCGTACCATCTGTGATTTTTTTGGCTAATCTATATGGTGTAAATCCAAACATGAATGGAAAAATAGCGTGGATTACTCCCATAATAAAAACAGCCAAGCCTAAAAAACTGTAAGCGATAGCAATCGCTCCGTGTTTAAAGTAATTAGCATTTGCTTTTTTTAAATGGTCCAATTCTAATAACATATTAATATCCCTTTCCAAATTAATATGTTATACTATATAACAAATTGTAGTGTAAGTCAACCTTTACTTTTAATGTAAATCTACCCAAGCACTTCCTGTATAGCCTTGGAATTTATTACTATTAGTATTGAAAATTATCATTCCTGCAGCAGCAGTTAAAGCATCTCTTGTTGCAAAGGTATGTCCATTGGCTTTAAATACAGGAACTGATAAAACACCGCTGTTATTAAATGACAGTTTGTTAGTATTTGTAAATATACTACCTTGTGACACAGATGGTAAACTTACAGTAAATTCTGTATTGACATAATTAGCAGATGGGTCAGGAGTACCAACAGCAGTAAGTCCAAATCTACCAGCATCGGCATATGCGCTTCCATTATATCCTTGTCCATAAACACTAACAATAGCATCTCCTGCAGACAAATTTGTTTTATTTGTAATAGTTCCGCCGTGTTTTTTTACATTGATTAAATCTTCGTCGGCACTTGTTTCAATAGTAATAGCATCTGCAAAAATATTTACATCGCAATCAACGTCATCTGTAATATAACCACCAATTGTTACTATACCATTAACAGCGTGTAACACAGTTCCTTGGGAACTAACAGTTAATGCATCTTGCGCAGTTTCTCCGTCACTGTATATAAAGTTACCATCAAAATTTCCTCTAATAGTAGCAGGTGCAGTATCACAGTCTGGATCAATAGGATCGTGTAATGTAATAATTTCTTGGCCATTGTAATGATGCAAGTGTGCTCTAACACTAGTATCTGCTCTTGTAGCACCTAGCATAACAATTGGCCCATTTGCAACCGCATCTGGATCAGCAGCAAGATGATGTTCTAATCCACCGTAAAAACTATATTGATGATTTTCAATAGTTGTATTTAAATTTGTAATTTTTGCTATCTCTGGAGCACCTTCGCTAGTGTCTAAATTAGCACCTAATAGAAAACCGGTTAAATTACCGTCCACATTACCAGTAACATTACCTGTTAAATCGCCTATTACATTACCTGTATGTTCACCTGTGCTTTCTCCAAAAAATTCTCCATATGCAGTGCCGTTAAAATCACCACTGAATGTTCCATATATAACACTGTCGCTTGAAATACTTCCGTATACATTACCGTATAAATCGCCTGTAAATGTAGTTGCTGTAATAGTTTTATTAAACGTATCTACAATCACTTCACCTGCAGAATCTATAATATTTCCTTGTGAAGGAGCAAGAATTCTTCCTGTCATTCCGTCTACTAATTTAGACATACCAGTAGAATCGTATACGTTTCCTTCTATATCACCTCTTAAAACTTGTGCATTAGAATTAAAAATAACATTGCCGTCTACATCTTCAATATTGCCAATCAAAGGACCGTATAATTTTCCAGTTGAAACATCAACTTGAATTGCTCCATCATCTGAAACAACATCTGCTCTAATTTTGTTTTGCCAACTGTCTACAATTATTTTTTCATCAGCAGCTTTAACATCTAATCTATATGCTTCACCTGGTATAAAATCTGTCATAACGTCCTCCGCTATGTTATTTATCTATTCTATTCTTGACTTAATGATTAAGTTACTATATAATTATAGTATGTATGATATTTTTTATATAGGCAATCCTTCTGAACAATTATTTAAAGATTTAAAACAACGGTTTCCAACTGCAAAATATGCCGACTCTGTAATAGAAGCTAAACAAAAAAGTTTAACAAAGATGTTATGGATTGTATACAACAATCTAGTAATTGATAAAAATTTTAATTTTGATTATAGTGTTGACGAATATGATGATACGTATACACACGTTTTCCAAAATGGAGAATTTTACGATGGTGTAGCATTAATGCCAAAAAACAGTCATCACGGACCTGGAGAAATTAAAGCACGTTTTTATATTAACAAAAAGTTTGTTGAAATCCAAGCAAGTTTGCCTGTAGTATCTGATTTTGATAAAGTTTTTATAAGTTACAATGAACCTAATGCTGATGAAAACTATGAACGTATATTAGAACGGTTTCCCGATGTTAAACGTATTCACGGTATAAAAGGAATTCATCAAGCTCATATTGCGGCAGCGAGTTTATGCGAAACAGAAATGTTTTGGATTATAGACGGTGATGCACAATTAATGGAGCATTTTGCTTTTGATTATATTCCTGAACATCATAATAAAGAAGCAGTGCATGTATGGCGTAGTCTAAATCCAGTTAATGGTTTAGTGTATGGATATGGTGGAGTAAAACTTTTTCCAACCGAAAAAACACTTGTAATGGATGTTGATAAACCTGATATGACAACAAGTATAAGTGATAAATTTGTTGCAATGGATAAAATATCTAATATTACAGCATTCAACACTGATCCATTTAATACTTGGAAAAGTGCTTTTAGAGAGTGTGTTAAATTAAGTTCAAAAATAATTGATAGACAAAAAGACGAAGAAACTAATAGACGTTTACGAACATGGTGTACATATACTGAAAATAATCCCGAATATGGAACCTATGCATTAAAAGGTGCAAAAGCAGGTGCTTCGTATGGTGCAAGACATAGAAACAACAAAGATGAATTGAAAAAAATCAATGACTTTGACTGGTTAAAGGAAAAGTTTGATGGAAATTTTTGAAATATTAGATAGATTTGAATTATTGCATAATAATGAAAAATTTAGTGACTTACGAAGGGCATATATCGATCAAGATTTGCCTAGTATATTTAAACTTTGTAATAAAGAAGAATTGCGTAAAGCTGTTTTAGAAAAAAATGCACATAGTATTTTTAGGATTGTTGAAAACAAGCGTTGTGTAGGAGAACTAGAAGATTTACGCAAAGCAATGTTAGAAAATAATTTACACAGTTTATTTAGATTATTGCCAGGCAATGAGGATTTGCGTAAAGCAGTTACAGAAAATAATATTCATAGTATTTTTAGATTATTAGACAATGAAGACTTAAAAAAATTAATTTTAGATGACAATGTTTGGAGTATGTTTAGACTACTAGAAGATAATACCGAAACATATTTTGTAAAGGCATTAAAGGATTTAATTACTAATAATATAGAATTTGATAAAGATTGTTTTAGTAGAGGACAATTAAAAAGTAAAATTTGGTTAGTTGATACTTTAAAAAGTTTAAATGTAGAGTTAGGAACTGTATTTTTGTGTGCAGGTTGGTATGCTACATTGGCAACTATGTTATTTGAAAGCAAACTACAAATTGATAAAATTGTAAGTTTTGATATTGATCCTGATGTTTGGCAAATAGCTGAAACATTTAATAAAAAATGGGTTTTAGATGATTGGCGTTTTAAAGCAAGTACGCAAGACATATTTGAAATTATGTTTGACGAACATATATATGATGTAAATAAATTAGATGGAACAACAGAAACACTTTGGGGATATCCTAACACAGTTATAAATACCAGTACAGAACACATTGAAAACTTTGAAGAGTGGTATGATTATATATTACAAGATCAATTAATAATTTTACAAGGCAATGATTATTTTGAAGTAGAAGAACATGTAAATTGTAGTAAAGATTTACAAGAATTTAGCAATAAAGCACCAATGTCTAAAGTTCTATATCAAGGTGAACTTCAATTATCTCAATACAAAAGGTTTATGAAAATTGGATATAAATGATTTGGATGTAAGACAGTTGCAAAAAGAAAGTGCAAGAGCATTAAGCACTATGCAAGCAACAAATAATAACATTTGGCAGTTTAACAAAAAGGCACATCATAATAGTCAAAATTGGTATAAAGCAGTTATTGAATGGTACATAGAGCAGTATGGCGATTTACCTAGTAAAACTGGTCCTGGTAAAGATGTAAAGTTGATATACGATGTATAATTAT